GGAAGATCCACATGAAAATGTTTCGCAGCCTACAGTGCTGACTGTAAGCCCTACGTATTCGGTAATTTATCCTGATAATAATGTTGATGGTGATGCCTGGGTTCGAGTTTCTATAAACTCACCTGAGCAGGCTGTCTTCTATCATTTAAATAATAACGATTTTAGACGTTGGAATTACATCGGGGATACTCTTCCCGAGGAAAGGAGTATGATTCTCTGTTATGAGAGATGTGTCGAGATTTTAGCCTTCGACAACATATCCAGAGAAACATATGGAAGGATCAGTGAGAGTCTTCATACTTTAGCTGAGATTTATCATCTCTTTGGTATGAATCGACCCTATAAGCAACCGGTTAATAAAGAGCAATCAAAGTATAATTCTCTTTATAATAAGGCTTTTAATAAGAGTTTATTAAAATTCCTTGTACATCTTGCTGAAAACGGCGAAGATCAATGGATGGCTTATCTTAAATATTTTACTTCAAACTTCTATGCAATTCACGAAACAGAGAACACTGACCTGGTTCCTGCTGTGAAAGGTTTACAAGATAAAAGAAAGAATATCTTTGGAGGTATCTTTCAAAAATATCTTAACAAACGTCTCATTCATAGAGACCCCAAGAAGTTTCGAGAATTTATCTTAACGATAAATATGTCAAAGATGGGTTTACCACGTCCTACGGAACAGATGGTACAGAAGAAGGAGTATGAAACAGCCGACTTCTTGACGAGCCCACCACGCCCTCTACCCCCGGATGAGATTCTATCAAATCACGGAATCCTAACGGATTTAACTAAAGCGAATATATGTTATCAATTAAGACGCACAGTTAGGGAGATCTTTTCTGGTTTACGTTATACTAATCGTATGCATTATGAACCTTTTTGTCCTTCGACAAATGCTAACTACAATCGTAGTCGAGCTAAGGGAGGAGCTGTTGGAGAATTTATTTCCAAAGTCTTACCTGAGGTAATGGATACTAGAATAAATAACGATTTAGTAATCGAAGATTATCAAGAAGGCGACCTTAATTACGCTTTCAATCAATGGGATATTGATCGTCATAATAACTATATTGAACTTTCAAGGGGAAAACACATTGTAGCTACACTAGTAGATGCAGACGGAGTCTGTAACATCGAAAGTATGGAAATGGATGAATTTTCACCTGATATTTTCTCGATCATGAGAAAGGAAGTCCTTAAAGGTGTTATTTATGATGAAGATAATCTTCGTAAAAGATGGATAGCCACAATGGATAAGATAAAGGAGATGGCTGAGTACGAACAAGCTATAGTCGAACCTGTTGGTTTGGCTGAAGCCTTAAAAGTTCGAGTCATTAGCAAAGGACCTCCTTTGTTATATACTTATCTTAAGCCCTTACAAAAGTTCCTACATTCAACTCTAAGAAAAATCGATGTTTTTCAGTTAATAGGAACTCCAGTTACTGTTGATATTATTAATAAGACCTTTACCGACTTTGATGAGACAGATATGTTTCTCAACGGTGATTATAAGGCATCAACGGATAATTTAAGGGGGTGGGTATCGGAAGTTTTAGTAAATGAACTATGTGGGATTCTTAATGAAGGGGTAAAACCACCTGATAATGATCTCTGTAAATTTCTCAATTTACCTGAAGAGATCGATATGGATCAACCACATTATGTAGATGAAGTACTACTACGACGTAGTCTAACAGGACATCTTTTTAAATATAAAGACGGTTCTCTGAAACCTCAAACTGATGGTCAATTAATGGGTTCTATATCCTCTTTTCCTTTTCTTTGTCTGGCGAACGCAGCTTTGTGTCGTTGGGCTATGGAATTAAGTGATAACAAAAGATATAGACTAACAAATTTCGAGGGATTCGACCATGCTGAGAGATGTAAACTCTTGGTTAATGGTGATGATTGCACTATGTTGGCAAAAAGGGTTTATTTGAGAAAGAATTGGTCTAAGATAACCAATTTCGCAGGATTAACAACTTCTGTTGGGAAAACCTTATTCTCTTTACCTGATAAACCAATTGTAGTGATTAATTCAGTTACTTATGACTGTGAACCTCGATACTCTAGAGATAAATCAAGAAATGATTTTTTCAAGAGTGTAGGATCTCCTATTGAGTATCCTAAATTTGTTGAAAGAAAGTATATCAATATGGGTATACTTCTTGGAAAGACTAGAAGTTCTATTAGTGGTGTTGATAAGGCGAAGGTTTCTTATCATCAACTTGGGGCTCTTCATAGAGAACTGTATGAAAGTTGTCCTTCTAGCGTCTGGGAAGAAGTTTCTAAACGATTTATAGAAACTCATAGAACAACTCTCGAGAAGTGTTCGTTTATTCCATGGATTACACCTGAATATCTTGGTGGACCTGGATTAGTACCAGATGGGGAAGTCTCTGCAAAAGATTTAAGAGTCTTTTCTTATTTGATCAAGAACTGTAATAATCCTCTCTACAAGGTCAGTAAACCAATGACTGACGTTGAATGGAAGTTTCATGACTTAATTCAAAAGAATTATGAGAAACTCGGAGTCAGAGAAGTATGTTATGATCGTTTGAGAGTTCATAACGATATGTTATTTGGTGGTGATGAACCATTGGATTATGATGTTGATTGTGAAACTGAAGCTTCGAAGTTTTATCGACTTCAGGTTGTCGATTGTTTGTTCTCGCATACCATGAAAGATATCTTTGATCAATCAAAGAAATTAAAGAAGGATAGCGAAAAGATCGTATCAATGAGATATGATAGAACTTATTGGAAAAACAATCATGCTCATAGTAGAGCTTATCACAATTGTTGGAGCGACCACTCCTTGGTTGTCCGATCTTGGGATGATATTGTTGCACGGAAGTTCATTAGTGAATACCCGGTTATAGGCTCACTGCCTAGAGAGCTTTGGCTCTAAAGTGACTTGACGGGACAAAAAGTCTCGTGTAAGCGCTCTGCAAGATAGGAGAAGTTATGAATCCTGAAGCACTAGTTTATGTGCAAAGGAGAAGGGGAGTCTCTACGACTCGATAAAATGCTATGAGTGCCTTCTTAAACCTTAACTGAATCCGAAGCTATGTAATACGCTACGAGACTGCTACTAGTTCAACTCACAAGCTGTTGTCAGGAGAAGAAATCTGACTATGGTAGGTTTCTAAGAAACCTCCTCTGAGATTTTATCAAAGAGGGAAACGATGGAATACCTCCATGGGGG